ATATTACATCATCCAACTGATAAGACAGCTTATATACATCAGATACAAAAATTACCTGAAAGTATGCAAGGTGCTTATATGGAAAGAATAATGCAATCTGAAAATCCTGATGAGTTACATATAGAACTGATGAATGGTGTTTTAGATGCAGCTGATGATGATCCACGCGCGATATATGATTTTATGATGTTTAGTATTGTAGGACATGATCCTCCTGAAGGAGTGGGTTCTTTTTTATATCAAAACGCTGGAAAAGTTTCAAGAGTTCCTTTAACGGGAAGTGAAGAGGCAGAGAAAATGGTTTCTAAAATTACAAAATTATATAAATCAGGTAGAATCAGAAAATCAGAAAATCCGAAAAAAGGAGATTTTTTAATGTATATAGATGATGATGGAAAAGAGATACCATTATTGAAAACTAGAAGTAAGTATAAAGAGGATGGAAATCTTGAGAGGGTGCTTGTAGAAAAAGGTGGTACTAAATCTGCTTTACTTAAACTATTAAGTGGGAAGCTAAATTAATGAATACCCAATTATTATGCACTTTTACGGATATTCATAATTTAGATTTTACAATTGATCTTATTATAGAGTGTAATGATATTTTTTATAATAAAATATATGTTTTATCAAATGTAGATGACCCAGCACAATTAATGTGTACATATAATATACTTAAAACAGATGATTTTCTTGATGGAGTTAAAAATACAATATCATTACATAGAAAAAAGCACTCAAATACACTTTATACTATAAATGCATTGAATACTTTAATTCGTAAGTTAAATAATGGAGTTTTAGACAAAACATTTAGTATTAATTGGGACGATTATAAGAATTGTATCCTACTATTTGATTCAGAGAATAGTATACAAAGAATAAACACTAAGTTATATAAAATAATAGATATAGATAATATCGAAAATAATTAAAAAAACCTTGACTTGTACCTGGTTTTATGCGTATGATCTTATAGTAAATAAAGGAAATAAATAATGGTTTTATTAGAATCAGTAGGAACTTACTTAGACACCGATAACGGGATGACTTATCCAGCCAATGCTGATGACACTCCTGATATGGATAATCCGTATCCGCTGGAAGATATTGAAGATGAAGATGAGTGGATGTTAGCTTTGAGTGAAAAGGATTTTGATGTTGTGGCTAACTATCTATATGGTTCTGTTAGGGCGTTTCCGTTCTTCAATCTTCTAACTGAAAAATAATTAAAAAAAACCTTGACTTTTAGCGTATTTATGAGTAAGATCAACTATGATAAATGAGGAAAATAAAGAAAAGATGACAGTTTTAAAACATTTTAATCCGATGGCTCTTCGTGAGAAGTATAGTATCGGTAGTAAAACCAACACTTCCAATTCTTCATTTTGGATGGGAGATAATTTTGGTAGGAGAACTTCTATATTTGATAGTTGGGATGAAGAAGAAGTAACTAAACCTAAAGTAGATACAATAGCACTTGCATCTTATAGACGTTCTATTTCTAACTTTGTTAATATTGTTACTGGTAGGAATGATATTAGAGTTACCTTTAAAAGTGGTGATGATTCTTATACTGATGGTAAAAAAGTTGTTATTTCTTCTAATATTAAGGAAAAGAATTTTGATAGTACTGTTGGTTTAGCACTTCACGAAGGGTCCCACATTAAACTTTCTGATTTTGACTTCTTAAAAGAATTAGCAGGTGGATATGTCATTAATAATGAGATATATCTTAAAGCTGATAAGAAGGGGTATGACAAACGTGAGGTAATGGTTCACTTAAAAAATCTTCTTAACTATGTTGAAGATAGACGTATTGATTATTTCATATTTAAAAACTCTCCTGGTTATAAGGGTTACTACCATTCAATGTATAAAACTTATTTCCATTCTAATGTAATTGATAAAGCATTAAAATCTGATGAATATACTTCTAATGATTGGGATTCTTATTTATTTAGAATTATTAATTTGACAAATGAAAATCGTAGGTTAGATACTGTTAAAGATTTAGATAAAATTTATAATATTTTATTTGTAGAAAATCACCCATCAACTATTAAAGATACAAAGGATGCATACAATGTAGCACTTGAAGTTTACAATATTATTCTTGATAACTTAGATGATGGTATTGAAGAAACTAATGAAGATACAGGTGAAGTAACTACGAAACCTGCTTCTGAGGGTGGTGAAGAATCTTCAGAGAGTGGTGATGGTAGTGGTGATGGTAGTGGTGATGGTGAACCAAAGACACTTTCTGATGAAGAGTTTGAAGGATTAAAAGAAGCTATGTCAAGTGGTGAAGTTTCAAGAGGTCATTCTAATGGTAGTGATGTTGTTCTTACAGAAGCTCAGAAGAAACAATTAGATAGAGCATTTGAAAAGCAAAAAGATTTTGTAAATGGTGAAACTAAAAAAACTAAGTTAGCTAAAAAATACGCTAATGAAATAAATGCAGTAGAAGAATCAGGTATGAAATTGACGGATGTTGGTGATAAAGAACTTGGAGAATATAATTGGAGAACTGATTCTTATGGTAAAGGGTTAACTAAGTGTGTTGTGATTGATAGAATTACAGATGGTTTAGTAGAAAATGATTTATGTGAAGCTTTAAGAAAAAGCTATTATTATGGTGCAGAAGATATGGAAGAAACTCTTGTTGAAGGTATGAGACTTGGAACTATGTTAGGTAAGAAACTTAAAGTTCGTAATGAGAGTAGAGATACCAAGTGGACTCGTAAAGATAGTGGTAAAATTGATAAGAGATTAATTTCTGAATTAGGGTTTGGAAACGAAAGAGTTTTTTCTACTGTCTTTACTGATAGTTACGCTGACGCTCACTTACATATTTCGATTGATGCTAGTGGTAGTATGAGTGGTGATAAATGGACTAACACTATTAAATCTACCGTTGCTATTTGTAAAGCGGCTTCAATGATTCAAGGGTTAACAGTTGAAGTTTCAGTTAGATATACTACTTACACTCGCGGCAGTAGAAGTGATGAAATGCCAGCTATTTTGATTGCTTATGATAGCAGAAAAAATAAAATGGCTCACATTAAAAAGTATTGGAAAAATTTAAGAACTTCAGGAACAACACCAGAAGGGTTATGTTACCAAGCTATTATGAATAGAATAAGTAGTGGTTCTAATGATAAGGAATCTTACTTCTTAAACTTTTCAGATGGAATGCCTATGTTTAGTAATAGTACAATTAGGTATTATAATACAGAAGCTATTAAACATACTAAGAAAATGATGAAAGAAATTCGTGGAAAAGGTGTTAAAGTTCTTAGTTACTATATTGGTGGTGAATATGATGATGATAGATATATGAAAGGTTTTAAAAATATGTATGGTTCTGATGCAAAGTACATTGATGTAACTTCTGTTGGGGCTGTATCAAAAACAATGAATAAAAAGTTTTTAACTAAATAAAAAAAATACATTTTTCAAGAATTAGTTTATATATATTAGTGTGGGTTATAATGACATAACTACAAATTGAATAATAAAAAATAAAGCATAATATAGGAGATTAAAAAATGGATATTAATGCAATCAAAGCAAGGTTATCACAACTTCAAGACTCAAATACTCGTGTAAGCAATCTATGGAAACCGCCAGCTGGGCAAACTCAAATTAGGATTGTTCCGTATTTGCATAATAAAGACAACCCATTTATTGAGTTGTTTTTTCATTATCAAATTGGCTCGAAGAACTATCTTTCACCAATATCAAACGGTCGTCCAGACCCAATCGAAGAGTTTTCTCAAAAACTTAAAGAGGGTGGTAGTAGAGATGATTATCAAATTGGTAAAAAATTGGAAGCAAAAATGAGAACTTTTGCTCCAGTTGTAGTTCGTGGCCAAGAATCTGAAGGTGTTAAATTTTGGGGATTCGGTAAAACAGTTTATCAAGAACTGCTTTCTATTAATACAGATCCTGATTATTTCGACATCACAGATGCTATGAATGGTCGTGATATTGTTGTTGAGTTTAAAACTGCTGAAGAACTTGGTGCGGCATTTCCTAAAACAAATATTAGGGTTAAACCAAACCAGACTCCAATTACAGAAGATGCAGATCTTATGGAAAAACTTTTGAATAATCAGAAGAATTTAAATGAAATCTATAAAGAACAATCATATGAAGAATTAACTTCAGTTCTTGAAGCTTGGATTTCAGGAAAATCAGAAGATGAAGAAGGTGAAGAATCTACTACATCTGATACTACTGCACCAGTTGCTAAAAAGACTGAAACTACTTCAGTTTCATCTGCAACAGATGCATTTGACGATTTATTTAATAGTTAATAACATAAATTCGGGGGGTGGTAACATCCCCCTAATTTTATTTTAGGAGTTTTTTATGAGTACAAGAGACGATCTTGCTGCTGTTTTAGCAGAAAATTTAAACAAACAATTTAAAGATACCGATCAAGTTGCTTATTTCTTAGATAGTGGTACAGGAACACCTACAGATATAAAGGATTTTATTTCTACAGGTTCTACACTATTAGATTTAGCAATATCAAATAAACCTAATGGTGGAATTGCTGTAGGTAGAATTACAGAAATCAATGGATTGGAATCTAGTGGAAAATCATTAATTGGTGCACACATTTTAGCTGAGACTCAGAAAAAAGGTGGAGTAGCAGTTTATATTGATACTGAAACATCAGTTAGTCAAGACTTTTTGAAAGTTATTGGAGTAGATATTAATAGTATGTTGTATCTACATTTAGAAACTGTAGAAGATATTTTTGAGGCTATTGAACATATAGTAGCTAAAGTACGAGAATCAGATAAAGATAGGTTAGTAACAATCTTAGTTGATTCAGTAGCAGCCGCATCTACTAAAGTAGAAATGCAAGCTGACTTTGATAAAGATGGTTGGGCTACTGCTAAGGCAATTATTATTTCAAAGGCTATGAGAAAAATTACTCAAATGATAGGTAGACAAAAAGTAGCTTTAGTATTTACAAATCAATTGAGACAAAAATTAGGTGTTATGTTTGGTGACCCTTGGACTACAAGTGGTGGTAAAGCTTTACCATTTCACGCATCTACAAGAGTTAGATTAAAGAACAAAGGCCAAATAAAAGATGCTAAAAAGAATGTTATTGGGATGACGATTCTTTCGCAAGTTATAAAAAATAGATTGGGACCTCCGCTAAGAAAAGCGGAGTTCCCTCTTTATTTTGAGAGTGGAATTGATGATGTAGGTAGCTGGTTAACTGTAATGAAAGATTACAAACTTGTAAAGCAGGCTGGTGCATGGTATACACTTACTGATAATTTAGGAAACGAACACAAATTTCAATCTAAAGATTTTAAGCAATTACTTGATGATGCAGATGGTTTAAAAGAACATTTATATGAATTGATATGTGAAAAATTAATTTTAAAATACGATATGGATGAGTTAGGGATTGATGATGTGGAAATGACTGAGGATGGAATGGATGAACTCTAATGATTATGTATCAATTTTAAAACAGATTAAAGATAAATCAGAGGTAGATATTTATGGCGGTGATGTAGACGATAAAGTACTTCTTATAGATGGATTGAATACGTTTATCCGAGTCTTTAGTGTATTTCCTACTACTAATGAAAATGGAATACACGTTGGAGGGATTGTTGGATTTTTAAGAAGTATAGGTTATGCAATTCGAATGTTAGCACCTACAAGAGTAGTAATAGTATTTGATGGTAAGGGAGGATCTGCACGCCGCCGTAAATTTTATCCAGAATATAAAGAACGTAGAAGAGGTACTATACGAGTAAATAGATCTGAAGGATTAGATTCTGATGATGAAAAATTAAATATGATAACTCAGTTAAAGCGGTTATTAAATTATCTTGAGTTACTACCTGTAAGTGTAGTATCAGTAGATAATATAGAAGCAGATGATGTTATAGCATATTTTGTAAAGAATAAATTTAAAAAATCTATAATAATGTCAACCGATAAAGATTTTTTACAATTAGTTTCAGATTCTATAAAAGTATGGAGTCCTGTTAGAAAAAAATTATATGATGTGGATGCAGTTGTAGAGGAATATAAAATTCATCCTAAAAACTTTATATACTATAAAGTATTAGATGGAGATAAATCTGATAATGTAACTGGTGTACCGAGATTTGGATTAAAAACTATTATAAAGAAGTTTCCTGAATTAATAGAGGCAGAAGATTATACTTTAGATAAGTTAAAAGTACAGTTAACAGAACACGAAGAATTGATTGATAGAAATTATAAGTTAATGCAACTTGAAGATGTAGATATTAGTGGAACAACAAAGGTAAAGTTATTAGATCATTTGGATAACAACAAACCTCAATTACAGAAGTATAATTTTGAACAGTTGTTTATGAAAGATAGGCTATTTACTAATTTACCTAATATTGATAGTTGGATTAACCAACATTTTTTAAGATTAGATGGATATATGAAAAAATAAAAGTTTATTATGGGTAGAAAAAGAATATATAAAACTGACGATGAAAAGCTTGAAGCTCAACGCCGTTGGAATATGGAATATTATCAACGTAATAGAGAATCAATTAAAAAGAAGGCAGTAGCTAGATATAGAAAGAAGAAGATAAGATTAGTAAGCAACGATTTATACGGGGAAGATCAAAATAGTGGATAGTGTAGATACATTAAGTAAATTTGGAACATCATTTCAGAAAAAAATAATTACTTCACTTTTATTTAGAAAATCATTTTTACAATCAATATTTGATATATTAGATTCAAAGATATTTGATAGTGAGGCTGATAGGTGGTTAGTTACTGCTATTAAAAAATATTTTTTAGAATTTAAAAAGACTCCTTCCTTAGAAGCATTAAAAATATTAATAGAAGATGTAGATAGTGAAATTTTAAAAACATCTGTTATACACAACCTTAAAGAAGTTTATAATAATAGAGAAGCTACAGATTTAGAGTTTGTTGAAAAAACCATACTTGAATTTTGTAAAAATCAAACCTTAAAAAATGCAATTTTGAAATCAGTAGATTTATTACAGGTTGGAGAGTATGAACAAATAAAAACAGTAGTTGATGAAGCTATGAAAGCAGGAAGTACTGCTGATTTAGGACACGATTATACTAAAAATGTATCGGATAGATTTGAAGAATCAGCTAGAACAACTATTAAAACTCCCTGGGATGTAATTAATGAAGTTATGGATGGTGGATTAGGTAAAGGAGAGTTGGGTGTAATTGTAGCACCTGCTGGAATTGGTAAGACGTGGATGTTACAAAGTATAGGAAATACATGTATTAAAAATGGATTAACTGTAGTACATTATACTTTAGAATTAAATCAATCATATGTTGGTTTAAGATATGATACTATATTAACAGGAATACCTACTGCAAATTTAAAATTTAGTATAGAAGAAGTTGAAAAACAAGTTAGTAAGTTAACAGGTAATTTAATTATTAAACATTATCCTACCAGAAGCGCTAGTGTACAAACACTTTCAGCACATTTAAATCAATTAGAAATACAAAGTATCATTCCTGATGTAATAATTGTAGATTATGCAGATATTTTGAGAGATATAAGTGGTATAAAAGAGTATAGGCTAGCATTGGGGAATATATATGAAGATTTAAGAGGTTTGGCGGGAGAGTATAATATACCAGTTTGGACTGCATCTCAAGCTAATAGAAGTTCATTAGAAGAGGATGTAATTGAAGCTGACAAAGTTGCTGAAGCATATAGTAAAGTTATGACAGCAGATTTTATTATGTCAGTAAGTAGAAAAGCAACTGATAAGATAGCTAATACAGGTAGAGTTCATGTTATTAAAAATAGATTTGGTATAGATGGAGTTACATATCCTGCAAACATTAATACTAATGTTGGTACTATAGAAATTTTTGAAGGAAATTCATGGCAAGGAAAAGAACAAACAGAAAAAATGGATTCAGATAAGATGTTGACGGGATTTTTAAAAAATAAATATGATGATTTCAAAACCTCTGAAAAAAAACTTGAAGGGTTTGAATAAAGTTTTAAAATGATCTGAATATATATTATAGTTAATAGTGTAGGTAAAAGAAATATAATTTTAGTTTTTAAAATACGGAGTTTTGAATGGAAAAATTCAAGTTGTCAGAAAATTTTGTAAGTAAGTATAAAAGAAAAAAGCCGCCGTTTGGTTTTAATGGTTTAGGTGAATTGGTTTATATGAGAACTTATTCAAGAATCAAAGAGAATGGAAAAAATGAAAGATGGTGGGAAACCGTTCAAAGAGTAGTTGAGGGGACATATTCTATGCAAAAACAACATATTGAATCACATCAATTAGGTTGGAATGCTTGGCAAGCACAGGCATCAGCTCAAAATATGTATGATAGAATTTTTAATATGAAGTTCCTACCACCTGGTCGTGGTCTTTGGGCTATGGGAACACCCATTACAGAAGAAAAGAATTTATATGCCGCACTGAATAATTGTGCATTTGTATCCACTTCTACGCTCAAAGATGACTACTCTAAACCATTTTGTTTCTTAATGGATGCAAGTATGTTAGGTGTTGGTGTAGGATTTGATACTAAGGGTGCTGGAGAGATTATAGTTAAAGGTGTAAACCGAGATAGAAATGAAGAGATTTATATGATACCTGATACAAGAGAAGGTTGGGTAGAATCTCTTAGATTATTATTAGAAAGTTATTTTCACGGAACTGCTCCAGTAGGATTTGACTATAATCAAATACGTGATGCAGGAGAACCAATTAAAGGTTTTGGTGGAGTTTCAAGTGGACACGAACCATTAAAAGAAATTCATGAAGATATTGTAAAAGTATTAGAAGAAAATACAGGTGAACCAATTACAACTACTACAATTGTTGATATTATGAATCTTATAGGAAAATGTGTAGTTGCTGGAAATGTAAGAAGAACAGCAGAAATTGTGTTCGGTGACCCATTTGATGAAGAATATCTTAATCTTAAAAATTATAAAGTTAATCCACATAGGGAAATGTATGGCTGGACTTCTAATAACTCGGTATTCGCTGAGTTAGGCATGGATTATACCGATATATGTAAGAGGATTGTAGATAATGGAGAACCAGGTCTTGCATGGTTAGAAAATATGAGACAGTTTTCTCGTATGCAAAATGGTGGTGATAACAAAGACCATAGAGTAATGGGTGGAAATCCTTGTTTAGAACAATCATTAGAGAGTTATGAGTTATGTTGTTTAGTAGAAACATTTCCTGATAATCACGATAACTTTGAGGATTACGCTCGTACATTAAAGTATGCTTATTTGTATGCTAAGACAGTAACACTTGGTAAAACTCATTGGAGTGATACTAATAGAGTTATGTTAAGAAATCGTAGGATAGGGTGTTCAGTAAGTGGTGTTGCACAATTTATAACTAATCGTGGATTAGATGAGCTTAAAAATTGGTTAGAAGATGGGTATAAAACTATACAAGATTGGGATTGTACTTATTCAGATTGGTTCGCAGTTCCGAAGTCGAAAAAAACGACTTCAATAAAACCAAGTGGAACGGTTTCATTATTAGCAGGAGCAACACCAGGATTACATTATCCAGAATCAAGATTTTATATTAGAAGAATTAGGGTATCTAAACATTCAGAGTTAATAGAGCCATTAAAAAAAGCAGGGTATAAAGTTGAGCCAGCGTATGGTTCAGAGGATACAACAATGGTTATAGAAGTTCCTGTGGATGTCGGCAAAGGTA